AATGCCGTCAACGAGATCATGCGACAGCACCTCCACCCGGCGCCCGGCATTCGCACCGGTCGCCCACTCGACCAGCCCGAAGGCAAACCAGCCCGCCGCGAAACTGCCGAGGCCGTTGGCGGTGAAGGCACGGTCGCGCAGCACATCGATGACCGCGCCGGTTCCCCTGAAGGCCGGAGCCTCGAGATTCACGCCGCAGCGGGTGTCGCCCAGCGCGGCATCGCAGCTGGCCTGAAACGTCCGCCCCACGGTCTGGCCGAGGACATGGGCCAGTGATCGCACTTCCGCTACGAAGGCCAGCCGCCCGCGCCGGATCTGGCCAATGGCCCCGCGACGTAGGAGCACGCGCTGCGCGGGGGCCGACCAGTTCACGCGCCAGACCTCGACCGATGCATTGTCCCACCGGCCATCGAGGATGTCGGTCTCCGTGATCCGGTCCGAAGACAGCACGCCTTGCGCGTCCTGCGCGTCGACGGACAGGTCGGAGCTGGAACGGACCTCGGAGGCCGTCAGTCCGCTTTCCGGCTCGAACTCGGTGCCGTCGAACGACAGCGTCCGGTCGTGGTCGGTGAAGCCTAAGGTCACGCCATCGGCGCGCGTGATGCGCCAGCACCATGACAGGGTGGTTGTGCCGTCGTCGAGATGGGCCTGCAGCGCCGGGTTAAGAGACTTCATGTCCGGATTTCCACGAGGGGGATCGAGGTGATCGACCCGAAGCGTTCGAGATCGAGGGTGACGTCGAGGGCATCGGTGTCGAAGCGGACGGGGACGTCGAATTCGAAGCCTGCGGTGATGACCACGCCCAAGGCCGGGGCGGTGGTGAAGGTGATGAGGCCCGTGGTCGTGGAAACCGACCAGCCGGAGGCTTGCGGCACCCCATTCAAGGCGATGGTCACGGTTCCAGCGACGGGCTTGGTGATGGCGCGGGTCCAGGACTGCGCGCCAGAGGTGTAGCGTTTGGTCAGCTGAAACAGGGTGGCCGCCCCGTTGCCGGTGCCGATGGGCTGATCGGTCGGACCCGGCGTCTGGGATGGCAGGCAGGACTTGGAGTCCGCCCAGTCCTTGAAGCGGAAGCCGTGGAGGCGGCCGTTGCGGGCTTCGAAGAAGGCCACGACCGTCGCCAGATCGTCGGTGCGGCGGATGCCATAGGCGACGTCATAGCGGCGGCGGCTGTTGGCCCAGCTTGCGTTGCGTTCCTCGGCGCCCGAGGAAAGTTCGACGATCTGCGTGCGGCGCTCCGGGCCTCCGCGTGCCCCGCGGCTGATGTTGTCCGGAAATCGGACCTCGTGAAACGCCATGGCTGATCCTCACATGCCGCGCCGCCCGAGCGACACGGCGCGGGCAATGTCGCTGGCGACCTGCGTGCGCGACTGGCGGAAGCTCTCGGCGTCGCGGGCGTTGATCGTGACATTGACGGTGGAGGCACCCACCTGGCCGTAGCCTGCTGCCTCGCGTCGTGACAGAACCCGTTCCCCGCGTTGAAGGATCGCGGGCACCTCGTCGGGCTGCAGCCCCGCCCAGCCGCCATTGTGCATGCGTGGGGCATTGGCGAAGGCCAGCGCCGGGACCATCCGTCCGGGACCAGGGGCACCGACCATCCCGCCCGCATGCAGGATGTTCGCGAAGATGCCGCTTGCCCCGCCCAGCGCGCCGGAAAGGGCGTTGGCGATGGGGCCGAGGATGAAGCGCCGGGCGGCGAGCTTGGCGAGGTCGGCGATCATCGAGGTGACCAGATCGCGGAAGTCGAGCTTTCCGGTCTTCACGAAGTCACCGATGGCGTTCTCGGCGCTCTGGAAGGCCCCGACCAGAGCGCTGCCGATATCCCCGCCGATGTCGCGCGCCCTCGCGGCATAATCGGCGAGGGCCGCCGTGATCGCCTGCCAGCCCGTGAGGGCCGTGTCCGCACCCTCGGCGGCCGCAGCCCCGGCGTCGCGTGCGGCACCTCCCGCGCCATCGGCGGCGGTGGCGGTGTCGGTCAGACCGGAAGTCAGGGCATCGGCCGAAGCGGCTGCATCCGCAAGCGCGGTCTCGGCTTCGGTCCCCGTGCCGGTCACAGCATCCTTCAGCGCCTGCCAGCTGACGAGCGGCCGACCGGCGGCATCAGCCAGCATCCCGGCCGCCTCGCGATAGCCATCGGCCCGGGCGCGGGCATCGTCGGCCATCGCGCCGAGGCCGAGATCGGGCGGTTCCAGATAGGTGCGTGACAGCGCGGCCGAAAAGGCGTCCGCCGCCGCAGCCCCTGCGGCCGTTGCCGCGCCCTCGAACGGATTGCCGATGCGGCCCAGTTCCACCGGGTCGAGAATGCCGATCCGCACCCCGCCTTCGCCGGTGGCCCATTCGGGCAGCAGCGCGAGGGCCGCGTTCAGCGTCTCGATGAAGCTGTTGATGCGCGTGACGACCCCGTTCAGCATCGCCTCGACGCCGGAGATCAGCCCGTTCGCGGCCTGAAATGCGAAGTCGCCAATGGCCCCGGGCAGACTGCCCCAGATTGCGACCGCCGCGTCATAGGCCCCTTGGAAGATCGCGGCCGTCCGGTCGCCGAAGCTGACGACGCCCGCGATGGTGCCCTCAAGGGCCGAGAGACCCGCCGCCTTCAGCCCCTCCCATCCAGCCGCCATCCGCGCGAGGGCTGCATCCAGCAACAGGCCGATGCGCGACCAGACCTCGCGGGCCAGATCGCTGAGCAGCCGGAAGGCCTCGCCCACCCCGCCGACCCGGGCGACGAGCTGCGAGAACTGGTAGACCAGCTCGCCCGCGCCGACGATCAACGCACCGATGCCGGTCCGGATCAGGGCGCCGCGAAGGAACACCAGCGCCGTGGCAAGGCCGCGCACCGACAGGGCGGCTGCGGCCATGCCAGCGACCCAGCGACCCGCCATGACGGCGGCGAACGTTGCCGCGTAGGAGGCAAGTCGGCCGAGGTTGCCGATCAGCGTGTCGATGGCAGATCGCAGGATCCCGCCGTCGGAGGCAAGTGCGACGAAGGCATTCGCCAGCGCCTCGATGGTCGGGGCCACGGCGACGGCAATCCGGTTCCGCAACCCGTCGAAGACCAGCGAGACGTTGCCGAGCGCCAGTTGCGTGCGGCGCAGGGCTTCGAGGGCATCACTGTCCAGCACCGCGCCAAGGTCGGAGGCCTGATCACCAAGCCGCGCCATCTCCGCTCCACCATTGCGCAGGAGCGGCAGGAGGCGGGTGGCATCCGATGCCATGGCCTCCAAATAGAAGGTCATCTCCTGCTGGCTCAGGCCAGCCCGCTCCAGCGTGTCCACATAGAGCTGCAGGGCTTCCGGCCCCGACAGACGCGCGAACTGGTCAGCAGTCACGCCCACGCGCGGGGCGACATTCTCGAAGAAATCCGCCATCGGCCCGCCGCCGGTCTGCAGGAAATCACCGACCCGGTCGTTCACGTCCTTCAGGATGTCCGCCAGCTTCTCCTGCTCGATGCCAACCGTTCGCGCCCCGGCCGACCAGCGCTGCAGGGCCTCCGGCGTCGCATTGGCGACCTGCGCGAACTGCCGGATCTGGGCAGCACTCTCGGCCGTCGAGCGGACGATCAGGCCGAGCGAGGCTGTCGCCGCCGCTGCGGCGGCCCCGAGGGCGAGACCGGCACGTCGCGCAAAGGCCGCAAGCCTCGTGTTCGCCAGTTCCATCTCGCGCGACAGGCGGCCGAAGCCGCGCGCCCCGGCTTCACCCACGCCTTCCAGTTCGGCACGCACGCGACGTCCGCCCTCCGCCACGAGGCGGACGGAGACCTTCTTCTCAGCCATGGGATCGGCGCTCCGGTTGGGATAGGGTCAGTCGCGGTGGGCCGCGATCTGCTCGTTGACGCGGCGGACCATCACCGCCTCGAGAGCGGGTAGCAGTTCGGCGATGGCGGGCGCAGAGATGCCAAGGGCGGCGCCCAAGGCCAGCGCCGCGCCCATGTCCCAGCCGATGACCGCGCCGGGGAGGACGCGCACCTGCCCGCCAAGGCGCTGCGCCAGGTCCCAGACCTGTGCGCCTTCAAGAGTTTGGGGCCGGTTCAGCCGTGCGGGGCAGTCGGGACAAGGTCCTGCACAGGCCGCGCAGTAGCCTTCGCCCCCACCGAAGGACCAGTCGGCAAGGGCGCAGAGCCGTTTTTTTCCGCGTCCAGCAGCAGTGCCTTGGCGACGTACAGCGTCTGGAACGCCTCGAAAGCGGGCCAGATGTCGAGGAGCGCGTCGATGGCCTCGGGGCTCGGCTCGATGGGATTGCCATCGGCGTCGCCGATCCCCTCCCATGCGAGGATCGCGCGCCGCGCCAGCGCCTTGGCCATGGCGAGCGCGGCTTCCTCGGTCGCCGCCCCCTCGGGCAGGTCGGCAATCGCAGGATCGCCCCGCGCCGAGACCATCAGTGCTGTGGTAAGTGGGCGGAGCTTTACGCGCACACCGGGGATGAGGTCGCACCACTGCGGCGTGTTCGAAAGGTCGAGGGTCAGCATGACGGGCCTTCTCAATAGGTTGCGACGGTGTTGACGAGGACGGCGGTGCACATCCGGGCGGGGCTGGTGGCCTTGGCGGCCTGCCAGTCGAAGGTGGCCTGGATGCCCTGCGGGCCCGGGATCTCGATGCGGGGGCGCGGCAGGTAGACGGCATGGGCGGTGAAGGTGAAGCTGGCGTTGGCGCCGAGGCTCCAGGCGAAGACCAGTTCACAAGGCGTGCCGTCGATGGCCTGCGTGATCAAAGCGGTGTCGGCGAAGCGCACCTCCACCCTGCCGGTCAGCGCGGCCATGCCGGGGTCGGCCCCGTCGATCCGGCCGTCCGAGCGGATGGTCTCGATCCGGTCGAGGCCGTTGGAATAGGTCACCTCGGCCGAGATGACGTTGCCGAGCGGCGAGCCGTTGCGCGTGATCGCTCCGTTGAAATGCCCGAACCTCTGCAGCGCCAGCGCGGTCGGCGTGCCAGCGGCCGTCGTGGCGGCGACGTTCTCGCCCTGCGCAACCAGCCGCGCTGTAGCGGTCAGCAGCCCCGACCGGGCCATCTGCCACGACAGCTGGTCGCAGACGCAGCCAGTATACATCGCATAGCGAGGCACCTCGGGCATCGCTGTCTCGATGGCCATGCTCGGCAGTGTCCAGTTGCCGGACTGGAAGGTGTGGGTCTTGGGCGTCGTTCCTGTGGTCGTCGGCTGACCGAAAGCCGCCTTCAGCCAGAGGCCGAAGTTCTCGACATCGATCGGCACCACCACATCGCCGTCGGCGGTGACGGCATCCTTGATCGGGGCCAGCGGGTCGCGCCCTTGGCCGAGCAGTTCCGAGGCGATCAGCGGCTGTTCGGAGCCGAGCGTCGTACTGGCGAAGGGCACCGTGCGATAGCCCGAGGCGGGCGCGGTGCCATAGACGGTCTCGAACGCAAGCGCCATCTGCGCCCGCGCCCCATGGGCTCGTGCCATTGTATTCTCCTGTGGTGATGGGGGTCAGCCGAGCGGGTCGGCCGTGGAATAGTGCAAGACGACCGGGATCACCGCCGCCTTCAGGCTTGCAGCACCCTCGACGGGCAGATCGACCGGGCGTGGTGCCTCCGCCTCGACCCAGTCGCAGAGGCCGCCCAGCGTGCGGTCGGCGGCGAACGCCGCGCCGATGCTGGCGCAGAGGGTATCGAAGGCGGCGTCCCGGGCAGCGCCCTGTACGACCGCCTCGATCTCGGCCCGGTGCTGGTAGTGGTAGCGTAGCGGGGAGAGCGTCACTTCCGGCTCCCCCGGCTCGCCGTCGCGAAGGATCAGGATGCCAGCGGCGGGCACACGCTCGGACAGCACGTCGCCGCGCAAGGCGGTGGCGGGCAAGGCCGAAAGCCGCGCGTGCAGCGCGGCGAGGATGGTTTCACGGGTGGTGGGCATTGACACAAACCTTACGGCTTCTTTGGAGCGTTGCTGCGTCGGAAGCAGCGAACGGTTAGGTGAAAGCTTCTTAACCAACTGCCTCTACAAACCATCTCGCGGTTCGTCGGGAGGTTCCATGCAGCAAAATCTACGGGAATTTCTCCGCCACGGCCGCAGCGGTCAGTACGTGTTGGCACGGCAGGACGGGGCCGTATACGGCTACCGTGCAGGCATTTCGATCAAGTCGCTTTTCCCCGACTATGCCGACCTGCGGGCCGACTTCTCCGACCAACTGGACCGCGTGATCGCCGACAACACCCGGATGCTGCTGAACGCCCTGACGCCCCCGGACACAGTGCCGTGGGTGACCGAAGCCGACCTTCGCGACGTCTCGGATGCGAAAGAGGAGGCGCTGCGTCAGTGGGATGCGCGCTTGACGGCCATCTTCGAGGAGTATGAGACCCACCCACAGCGCCTGCGTCCGCTGCGGGCAGCGATGGAAGAACGCCTCCTGCGGGCCTTCGCGGGCCTGATCAACCAGCTTCGGCAGCAGGATTTGGGGATCGAGCGTTACATCTGGCGCTCCCAGGACGACGCGAAGGTGCGGGACAGCCACGCAGAGTACGATGATCTGGTGTTTCGTTGGGACGAGCCACCCGCTGGCGGTCACCCGGGTCAGGCACATAACTGCCGGTGTGTCGCTGAGCCCGTCGCGCCGGGGGCACGAAACGACGTCGACCTGGTCGACTATGTGCCGACCGGAGATGGGTATCCCCTACAGGATCTTCTGGAGCACGAGGCCGGGGGTGGACATACCGTTTCTCTCCATGTCGGGAAGAGTGAGGAATTCTTGCGACGAGCGGTCAGCGTCGACCAGTTTCAGAGCTGGTTGTTTGACGTCTATCGCAAGCGCCACGGATCGTTTTCTTCAATTCAAGCTGCACAAAGGCTTACGAACTCAAATCTTTCGCGGAACGCTGAGATTGTGAATGAAGTGGCCACCGGGCAAAGGAGACGGGCTTACATCGAGAGTGAGTTTTCCTCGATCACGGGCATAGAAGCCTTCCGCACGGGACCCAGCGAGTCTGCTCCGATTGTGGTCCGCCAAACATTTGGCGTCGGCACGGTCATAGAGTATGCACCGGACATGCCGAACGGCTTCATCATCATCACTTCATATCCGAGGAACGACTGACGTGAAACCTCCAAAGTCCTTCTATGATTTCACGTCGCAGTTCCATCAGGATCTCGAACTTGTCTATCCAGGCTGGGCATCGGAACCGTCCAGCGCACGCCACGAACTTTATGGGGATTTCCGACGGCGATTTGGAGATGACGCGGTGAACGAGCTTGCTGCCTATTTCAGGCTATTGCTCAACGACAAAACTTCGGATCTCGAGACTCTTTGGTCCAGAGAATCCAAGGCTGATTGGGTTATCTCCGAAAATGGGCTTCGACGGCTTTTCAGCGACTTTGAGGCTTGGGCTTCATCCTTGTCATAGTGCTCGCCTTCAATCATAATCTGCGCTTCACCCAATTCGCCACAATCAGCCCCGGCACACCGTCCACCGCCCGCTCTGCATCCCGCGCCAGATCCAGCCGCTTCGGCAGCTTGACCTGTGGGACCAGCAGGAAGATCGGCGCGGTGACGACACCACGGCCGGTTTTCGACCGGGACGCCACGGCGCGACCCTTGGTGTTCAGTCGCCCTTCGGCCACCAGCAGGCTCGGTCCCCGGCGGCGATAGATGAACCGCAGGCGCAGGCCGGTGCGGCGTTCCCATTCTCCCGGGGTGATCCTGCCGCCTCGGGTGGATTTGCCTGCCGCTGGCGTGGGGATCGCCAGCCAGAAGCCGTTCTTCGATCGGATCAGCGGGCCGGTGTCATGCGCGCCGACGATGACCGGAGCGTTGGACCAGACCACGGCTGCCGCGTTGAGGCTGGGCGTGGCCTTGGGGAATTGCTCCGACCGGATGGTGCGGGCGAGCCGGGCCCCGAGCCCCGCGCCGGTGATCTGCAGCCGCCATGCGGCCTTCAGCCCGGTCCCGGCCTCGCGGATCGCAGCCGACACGGCCCGCTCGCCTGCCGCAACCTCGGCCGCCATCATCGCGACGATGTCGGGATCGATGTCGAGGGTCATGCGCATCGCGGTCACGCCGGGCGCAGGTCGACGGTCCAGACCAGCCGCTCGCGGTCTCGGACCGGCTCGCCCTGGATGAGGAAGGCGTCGCCCTCGATTTCGATCCGGTCGCCGGGGCTCGGGGCTGGCACCTCGGCCACGCGCAGGTCGATCCGTGTGGTCTCGGACCAGAGCCGCGCGTCGCCGAAGGAGGTCGACGCATCGGCACGCCGGGCGACGATGCGCACCAGGACCGGCGCGCCGCCTTCGGCGATGTAGACCGCGTCCCGGCCCATGTTCGGATCGGCGAAGAGCGCGCCTACGGCGGCAGCGAAGGCGCTCATCAGAAGGCGCCGTTCAGCCGCACCCGGCCGACCACATCGCCCGCGCCGCCCGCCACCGCCTCGGTTGCCACGCCGATCAGCGTGTTCGAGGTGGTGACCTTGGTGGTCTGGCGGGCAGTGTTGTCCCAGTAGATGCGGTCGCCGACGGCCCATGCCTGGCTTCCGAGCTTCTTCAGCTCGTAGACGCCGATGAGGGCGGCTTCGACGGTCTCGCCGAGGGCGGCCGTGCCTGCGGCCACGCCGAAGATGGAGCCGACGAGCAGGCCATCGCCCGATGCGACGGCATATGGCGCGGTCAAGGTGATGGTGTTGCCGGGCTGGACGTAGGTTTTCATGGGGAGGATCCTCGTGGAAAGACGAAGGGCGGCCCGTCAGGACCGCCCGCGTATCAAGGTTCAGGATGTGGGCGTTACGCGCCCGGGTTCTTGTAGAGGCCGCGCCAGTCGATGGCCTTGGCGCCGAAGTCGAGGCGGCACTTGATCTCGACCCCGTCGACGTCGAAGCCGTTGCGCGTCTCGATGTAGGCGCCCTGCTGGCCCTCGAGATAGGCGTATTCGATGGTGTCGATCTGGTTGGGCGAGGCCGCCAGATACCAGGAGGTGGCGCTGGCCGCGTCGAGGCGCGGCTCGCTGATCGGCGACAGCGTCCGGATCGACTGCGGCACCACCTTGGCGCTGTCGGCGGGCACGAGGTTCTGGGCGACGAGCTGCTCGGCCTTCAGTTCGAGGGCCGCAGGGACGATGAGGAAGGCGGGGCGGATGTTCAGCACCGTCTTCTTGTCGAGGCCGGTCTGCAGGGCCATCGCTGCCCGCGCCGCGCCGACACTCGCGACGTCCAGCGCGGCTCCCGTCGCGGCGAGGTTCTTGTGCGTGGTGTGGAAGAGCGCGTTGCCGTCGGCCATCGCCGGGTTGGCGGTGATGATGCCCCAGACGACATCGCTTTCCAGCTGCGCGATGGAGTTGCCGTACATCGCCGGGATGCGCGTGAAGGCGTCGAGATCGTCGTTGATCAGCACCTGCCGGGTGATCGCCACGACCCGGCCATAGGTCTTCACGCGGTAGCTTTCCTTGCTCTCGCCGAGGGTCCCACGCTTGAACTCGCCGCTTTCGCCGACCTCGAGCAGTTGCGGGGCTTCGCCCAGCTGGACGCGGTGCATGGACTTGAAGTCGGTGGCCAGAACCTGGCGGCAGAAGAGCGCGAAGGTGCGGGGATAGGCGTCATAGGCCTGCCGAAGGGTCTTGTTGGTGACGGCCGACAGGATCTCGGGGAAGTCCGAGGTCGAGTGCAGCGCACGCGTCGCCACCTCGTCGCGCGACAGGCCGCGCGTGTTCACCCCCGCATTGCCGAGGCTCTCGCGGGCGAGTTCCAGCAGGGTCATGCCGCGGTACTGGCGGGCGGCATCCTCCAGCGGAAACAGCGTCGGGCTGTAGCGGTGCAGGAGCGCGTTCGCCACCGCGTCGCGGCGGGTGATCCGCTCGTCACGGCCGCCGAGGGGGACCGAGACATGCGGGAAGGTGCGGGCCTCGTCGGATTTCGCGGCGACCTGATCGAGGATCAGGCGGCGGGACTCGTCCATGCTGACGCCGCGCTTCACCAGATCCTCGGCGAAGCTGCGCTCGAGGTTCAGGCGGCCGGTCAGATCGTAGATGGTGGAGACGCGATCACGCTCGGCTTCGCGAGCGCGGGTGGCGATGGCCTCGCCGTCAGGCGCGGCGGGCGCATCCGGCATGCGCGCGGTCGTCGGTTCGAGGTTCGCCGGGGCCGCGACGGGCTGCTGGCGGGTCTCGGTCAAGGCGGGGACATCCCCGGCCGCGGTGGTCGTGCTCTCAGGCATGGATGCCTCCTTTTGCATGCGGGTGTCGACGATCTCGACGGGATAGCTGGCCTGATCGGCGGCGCGGACCTGCGCGCGGGGATCGGCGGGAACGGTCACGAAGCTGACCTCGAGCGGGGTCCAGCGTTCGACGATGCGCTGCTCGACATCGCCCTTTGCGGCGGGCTCGACCACCTTCACCCGCTCGATGGAATAGCCGACCGAGACGTTGCGGATGATGCCGTCGCTGATCAGGCCGAACATCCGGTCGGCGGCCTGGTCCAGCCCCTCGCGGGGGAAGCGGATGGTG